AAGACACTGCAGAAAGAGCAAAACAGATTGCAGAAACTAGAGAAAAGTTTGGTGGTGCAGAGGGTCTTGGTGCTATTAGAACTTTGTATTCTATTGGTTCAGATGTTGTAGATGGAGTGGTGGGTCTTGCTAATATACCTTTGGTTTTTGCAACAGGAACCACTAAAGTTCCTGATTCAAAACTATTTGAAGAAGGGCTTTTTACTAAAAAAAATAAAGTATTTAATAAAAAAAGATATATAGATTATTTTAACAAGGAAAAAGATGAAGGTAATATTTTTACAGCCCTTGCAAAAACTGGATATAAGATATTTGAAGAATCTCCTGAATTAAAAAATGAAGGTGAGTTTGTAGCAGGTTTAATTAATCGTGCATCTGACTATGGAAATATAATATCTCCAAGAGAAGCAGATTCTATAAGTAATTTTTGGCGACCTGAAGCAAGTATACAAGAACAAGTGATAAGGTCTATACCAGAATTTGCCGCAGCAACAAGGCTTGTTACAAAATTTACATTTAGAGGTGGTCCAAAGCAAATAGCAAGAGCAACAGAGTTATTAAAACAAAAATATAAAAATAATCCTAAAATGTTAAAAAAGATAGATGAAAAAGGATTATTAGCTGTGGATGTTGATGAATCTTTAGGACTATTACTTACAGATATTGGAAGAAAAGGCATTGCAGAAGTTACTATTCTTAAAGCCCCTATATCAAGAACTATTGGATTGTTGGGTGCTTCAGGTACGGCATTAAAAACAGCAGGTAGAGGTAGAGCCGCATTAGGTAAAAGGTCTTTAGAAAATATAAAACAAGAAAGAGCTAGATTACAAAAAATAATAAATAAAGAAAAAGGAGTAAAAGATCCAAGAAGCCTTAAAGAAAAATTTAAAGCTATAAATAAAATTAAAAAAGATATAGCTATTACAGAAGCAGGAGCAATTTTAGGCACTATCACTGCAGCTAATTTATTTGCGGAAGAAGGAGAACCCGGAACACTCCTTGCTATGGGTGGAGCAATGGTAGGTGGAGTAACTGCAGGTGTTGGTATTCAAGCAGGTATTAGTTTAATAAAATATGGGGCTAACGTTACAAGTTCTATGTTATTTGACATTGGTAATGCTTTACCTGATGAATTAATTAATGTAAAAAACTTGGAAAATTTAGTATCAAAATTTGATTTATCTCCTGAAAAAACAAAAAACTTAAAAGGTCTTGTTTTTTATTTAAAATCTCTTCCTCCTGATCAATATAAAAGAGCTATGGGAGAACTTAAATATACTACTGAACTTAATAAAAAATTAATTGCTGCAGGTGTAGATGAAGAGCTTGTTAAAACTACAATAGGTAAAGCTACGAATTTAGTAGGTGTGATGCATTTACAAGAAACTCTTGAAACTTTTGCTAAACAATCTGCAATTGGAGCAAAATCCATAGATAAAACTATAAAAGACATTGATGATTTAATGGTAGGAAAAAAATTTGCAACTGAGTACATAACTTCTTTAAGAAGTGTATTAAATGATCTTGCAGGAGAAACTAAAGATTTTGCAGAAACAGATAAAAGGTATAGTAATTTTATTTCTAACCTCCAAAAAAATGTAATTATGATTGACGATGAACTTAATGAAATTTCTGTTAGGTTTAATGAAAGGCTTCGTGAATTAATGTCAGTGATTGATGATCCAAAATTTAATCCTGCAAAAATGGGAGTGTCAGTTGATGAAGTATCTAGATTAAGAAAAGCTATAACAGAAGAACTAATAGATTCTGAAATAGTAACAAACCCTGTTACTGATGTTGGAAAAGCACGTCTAGAACAATCTATAGCTGTAGCAGGTGAAAGTGCTGAAGAATTAACTAAAAAAAGAATAGAAGGAGCAAAAACTGAAATTAATAACCTTAGTGGCTTTAATCCATATTTTGAAGCCGGATCAGGGGTTATAAATACTGATGGTGCGTTAGATGATTTTGTTAGACTGGCTGAAAAAGTAAAAGAGGGTAGAGAATCAACTGCTTCCACACTATTTAATGCTATTAAAGGTAGACAAGTAGATGTAACAAAATGGTTTGAAAATTTATATTCAAATCAACCTTACGATGCTTCTGCAGGTGGTACTTTAATAGAAAGAATAAAAAGAAGAATAGTGGGTGAGAGAGATCAAGTAGCCATAGATGTCTTAGCTACTCATTTATCAAGAGACACTGTATTAGATTTTGTTAAACGTAATCCAAATATGTTTGATGAAATTAAAAAAGCTGTTGGTAAGAAAGATTTTGAAATAGCTACTTTTGAAGATTTGAGAAAAGCTACCAGAATATTAGCAGACGTGCCTAAAGATAAAGACATTACAAATTTAGATATTTTTTCAACTATAAAGGTCATAGCTACTGATGCAGGTATAAATACTTCTAATTTAAAACTCAATATAGATTCTGAAGATGTAATGAGAATAACCTCTAATCTAAATAAACAAGCATCTAAGTTTTATAAGAGAGGAGATAGAATTACAGCAGGAAAATACAGGGCTATTTCTGATGATCTTATTGAACAGCTAGACCCCGGTGATAGTGCAGAGCTACGTGCTGCAAAAGATAACTATCTTGTAGATGTAATTATACCTTACAGAAATCAAAAGTTAAACCCTTTAGGAGCACAATTAGAACAAACAGTATCTGGTATATATGCAAATAATCCTCAAGAATGGATAAAACTAGATAAATTTATAAATGGTAGTGCGATAGAAGCAGAGGAACTAATTAAACAGTTAAAATTAACTTTTGGTCAATATGATTCAGGATTAAAAGAATATGTTATTGATGGAAAAAGAAAAACTACAATAAATAATCTTTTAAACAACGTGCTTAGTTACAGGTTGGCTAATTTGGAGCAGACTAAAAGAGTAAAAGGTTCTATATTAGGTGCTGCCTCAAAAGAATTATTGGTAGGTAAACAGGCAAGAGAAAAAGCTATAACTGGTTTGGATGTTATTGAAAGTGAGTTTTTAAATCGTCTAAGAAGAGAAGGACTTTTAGATTTAGAGAGAGTTGTTACTTATAATTCTTTAGTAACAAAAACTAAAGAGGCTAAAGCAAGCTTTGAAATTGCTGAAAAGGGTTTAACTAACGTTGTAAATAGGCAGTTTGCAACTGTAGCTGAAGAGGGAAAATCTAGAAGAGATGTTATAAGGTCTACTCTTAATTTTTTACCAGACAAAAATATTACTGATCCTAATAAAATTAACGAAAATATATTTAATACATTTGTATTAAGTCCCGGTGCGGTCACTAGAACACCAGAAATTATTAGTAGAGTTGTTAAAAATAGTGGTATGAGTGAATCTGAAGTAAAAAAACAATTAGGTAATTCTGTTGTTAAACACATAATAGAGACAACCTACGGTAAACCAAAAGAGGGAGCAGATGTTGGTCAAATTACATATGACTTTGACGTAAATAGGTTTTCAGCCATAGTAAATATGAATGAGGGTGCTTTACAAGCTGTTTTAGGTGATAAATTTAACCCACTAAAAGCAGTAGCAGAACATCTTAGAACTACAAACAGAAACTCAAAAGACTATTTACGTGAAGGAGGAGTCAACATTACTACTCCCGGTGGTTTATCTCTTGAGTCTCTTGTATCTAGGGCTTATTCAATATCAAGGGGTGTTGTCAGTCCACGTTACGTTGCTACGGAAATAGCTTTACTAAAAATGAGAAAAACAAATGTAAGCATGATGAAAGAAATATTAGATGACCCTAAACTAGTAGATGACATAATAGAATTAATAGAAACTAATGATATAGAACTATTAGAAAGAATTACCCCAAGGCTTTTACCTTTATTAGCTATCAGTCTTGCAGAGGCCGGAGCTATTAAAAAACAAGAAAAAGTTGAAAAACAAGTAAAAGAACTTGAGCTAGAAAAGTTTGGAATTAAAAAGGAGAAAGAATAATGGAACTAGTAATATTAGTCGTGTGTGTGTTTGCAGTAATAGGAGGGTTTTCAGTGGTTGCTGCTATTACCCCAAATGAATCAGACAATAAACAGTTACAGAAGTTATTAGACACAATAAATGTATTAGGAGCAAATGTTTACAATGCTGCTAATCAGGTAAAGGAAAAAATTGAAAACACACTTAATACCAAATGAACCTGTGATGATACGCATCACATATCATATGCCAGACTACCCACATATTTTACAAGAATTTGTGTGGCAGTTTTTTGATCTTGCACCTTCTTATCCAAGAATGAATAACTTTGTTAACTTTTGGAGAAAAAATATTGAAGGTCCTATACATACGATAGAGTTTGATTGTGGAACAAAAGAAACTACAACAAGACAGTAAATACAACCCACTAGATTTAGATAATGATGGGTGTGTGTCTGACAGAGAATTAGAAATAGCTAATGCTGTAGAACAGCATGAAAAAATGGATGCACAAAGAAGAATGGCATGGACTGCTATGGTTTCTATGATAGTATTCACTATATTAGTATTTATGCCTATCTTTCCTGACGCTAGAATAAAAGCTCTTGGCGATCTTTTTTCTTTATTCTACATTGGAATGGCAGGTTGTGTGTCTGCATACTTTGGTGCGACTGCCTTTATGAGTAAAAAGAAATGATACAGCTTTATGCAGGATTAGCCATAGTTTCTTTAGTAGGTGGAGTTTGTTATGGTGGTTATCAGTATTACGTAACTACACAAAATCAAATTAGAACTCTTACTGAAAATGCAGTAAAACTTGAAATGGCTAAGAAACAACAGGACAACACCATTAAAGTTCTTCAAGAAGATCAAGAAAGATTTGAAAGACTAAACAAGAATCTTACTGCAAAATTAATTGAAGCTACTAAATACAAAGACACTTTAATTACTAAGCTACGTAAACATGACCTTACTGCTCTTAGTATGAAAAAGCCTATGCTTATAGAAAAGAGAATAAACAATGCTGTCAAAAAACTATTTAAAAACTTTGAAGATTTTAACAGGACTGAGCCTAGCAAGTCTGCTGATAGGGTGCAGCAGTCTACAGGAGATAATACCAGTAGAAGTAAAAACAGTAGAAGTAAAAAGAAAGATACCTCTACAAGGTAAACCAAAACCTATGCAGATGAATAATCTGCACTTTTATGTGGTTACACCAGACAATATTGATAAATTTAAAAAAGTATTTGAAAAAGAAAATGGTAATTCAGTATTTTATGCGATTAGCGTAAGGGACTATGAAAACCTGTCTTTAAATATGTCAGAACTGGATCGTTATTTAAAACAACAAAATGAAATAATAGTTTACTATGAGAAAGCAATTACGAAATGACACTTATGTTTGCTTTATATTGGACTATAGCAGGGGTAACTACAGAACGCCCTGCTTTGTTTGAAGATTTAAATAGGTGCCTATACTTTGCAAAAAAAATAGACGAAACTGAAGGGGTTAGTAGAGGGCAAAAGATTTTTATTAAGGCTCACTGTGAACCAAAATGGATAAATACTAAATAAACTTTTCTACATTTTTAATAAAATTATTTTGATAGTCTCTTAGGTACTCTACTAATGAGACTATTTTTTTTGTCTCCTCAAAGTTACAATTCCAATCATTAAAAGCTTTCTCTACTAATTTTGAATCAGGAGGTTTAGATGATTCAAGAACTATCTCTCCCTCTGTATTTAAAAGAACCTCTAGTTTAAATAGAGTTGCTTGTGGATTACTCATCTAGCCCTACCTTGACCACGATAAACTTTAAAACTTCTTTTCTTGTGTTTATTTTTAGGTCTTGTGTTTATTGACGAACCTATACTAGTTCTCGCGTGACTTTGTGCTGTAGTTCTATCCATTTTTTGTATTTTTTTAGCCATCGCTAATATCCTTAATTCTTAGAGTATACGTATTTAGTTTAAATACAAAATTACCTGACTCAGCCATAGAACCTGAACGGTTAAATTTAGCTTTTGCTAAAAAGTTTTCTTTTGATATCTTTCCAAGATACCACCCCTTTGACATATTGGATAGCACTCTTACAAAAGCAAAATAATTACAATTCTGTTTTACACTGTGTTGGTTTAGGTTACACTCGTAGTAATCTCTAGGCACAGAATTTACCGCTTGCGTTTTTACATCTATAGTAGAACCATCATCTAAGACTAAATCATAATCATACGTGTTCTTTTGGTCTGCCCTTAGAATATCCCTTACCGCTATTTCTCCTACAAAGCCTGACACATTGCCTTTACCTCGTAGTAGTGATCCTCGTAAAGCTCCCATCTTAGATGCCATCTCACAGGCTTCTGATAGCATTTCAGAACTAATGTTAAATGCTTGCATATTATTTCTTACCTTCAAGTAGTTTAAAATCTAACTCTGAAACTATTGAACTAGCTGTATTAGTAAACAACCCCGGTATTATTGCGTGTATAATAAAAAATATCGTGGCAAAAAATAGATAGGGTAAACAACTAAGAACAAATTTAAAGTGCTGCCAGTATGTCATGTTGACATCTTGTAAGTGTTTTTTACTATTATCAAACATTATTTTCCCAACCCTCTTTAGAAGAATAAAACATAGCAAAGCTATCACATTTTGGACAACTAAAATTTGTTGAGACTACATACGTTTCATAGTCTTCTTCTTCAGCATCGTGATTACCACCACAAATCATCT